CCTGCAGATTGTAATTTGTCTAATATTCCCATAATTTTATTTTGTTATAAATATTGAATTAAGCAATTTCATATAAACCAACTGGTGATATTTCTTGTTTTTTATCATTTTGAGTAACTAATTTAGATAATAGGCTTTCCATTCTACTATTATCAACTTTAAGTGATGGAGAATTTCCTGATAAAGGTATTACTGCTTCCGGTCCTGCTTCTCCTATGATAGCTCTAGTAGGACCATTTACAACCCCCCCTGTAGCCATTTTTATAGGATCATTATCGCGGTTACGAATCGAAAGGTCATCTCCAAAAGCATCACCACTAACCCCGTAATTAGCTTGAGCTGATGATTCCGCGGTTTGAATTTGTGCTTTAATAGCACTATCTCCAAACTCAGCCCCAAATAACCACCCAATTCCCGAAAGTAGGTCTTGAACTGCGGCCACCCCCACTAATACGGTTTGTATCATAGGGTCTAAAAAGGACATAATACTTCCTACTAAACCAAAAACATTTGCTATTATATCTACTATAGGCATTATAGCATTAGCTACTGTTACAAATACTTCTTTTAGTTTTTCAATAGTGGCATTAAATTTATCTTGGACCCCTACTTGATTTTCTAACCCTTCAACTCCCTGTTCTTCAAGTATTCTCATAGCTTCTGCTTCCCCTACTTGACCTTTTAAAGTATCAAATTTTTTCTGGGCTGCTGCTGCGTCTTTAGCGGTTAATCCTGTTAGCTTGTCTTGCATTAGTAAAGTTGATGCTAAATCTTCTCTACTCATACCTACAGATTTTGCTATCGCATCCTGTTGGATTCTATTCATTTCAGCAAATTCGGCTGATGTTCCTATTTGATCTGCTATTTCTTTTGCTACTGTAGCTAGATCATTATTTAAAGCAGCGGTTCTTGCTTTTTCTAAATTAATATCTTTACCAAGTAATAATTCAGCTTGGAGTTCGTTAGAAATAGAGGATTCAAAATCAAGTAAACTATTTGCAATATCATCTACTTTAGATAATTCCATACCTAAGGACTTAGATGTAGCTACAGCATCTGCTATTAATCCAGGTTGTTTTCCAAATGATAATGTTGTTGCAGCGGAAACTTTACCTATATCTTTTAATAGTTTTTGTTCATTAAGCAACACACCATTTTGAGTTGCAGATACTTTAGCTTGTGCTAAAAACTGACCTGTGATTTCATCTGTAGTTTTACTAGTACCCAATTGTAAGTTGGCAATACCTTGAAGTTCTTCATTAGTAAAACCTGACATTGTTCTAAGTTTAGTAAATGACACTGCCATTTCATCACTTAACATTGAGTTAGTTCCTAAAGCACTATTAATAGCAGAAAATGTTTCTCTAATACCCTTAGTAGTAACAAAAATATTCCCCGATGATGCTGCTATTTGAGTAAATTCTTTATTTATACCTAGTGCCTCTTTATAGGTCATCCCAAACTCTTTAGCCATTTTTGAGGCCGCGGCATCAACACCCTTCATAGCTTCGAAAAGTTCCATCAATATTGCAACGGGGCCTAATGCTTTTTTTAGCATACCACTTATAGCGGGTCCTATAGATTTTAAACCAGCTTTTAGAGGGGATATTGCACTTTTACCTATGGAGGTATTTGCTCCTCCCAACATTTTCTTAGCAGCATTGGATGCAGCTTTACCTTTTAATTGTTTACCACCACTATCAACTAGCATTTTATCTAGTTTTAGTTGTTTTAACTTATCAGCTGTAAGACCCTTGCCGGTTTTAGCTGCCTCTTCTAAAGCTGCACGTTGTTGTTTTTCTAATGGTTTTGCAGATCCAAATAATTCTACATTAGCTTTACCCGTTTTTTCTGCTTCTATCCTAGCAGCCTTAAAGGGTTCGGATAATGCTGATAGGCCTGGGATTTTAGAGGTTAAATCATCAAAAAATGAGAAGGTTTTAACTCCAAAGTCATCCTTAACCATTTTAGTTTGGTTACGGATTTTCCCCATGGTTTTTGCAAATTGATCAAATTGTCCTTCTCTTTTTTCAAATATTGCATTAATCTCATTTTGAGTTGCTATATCTAGTTTACCACTATCTTTTGCAATTCTTAAGCTTTCAAATTCTAATTTAGCTTTTTTTTCTAATTTGTCTAAAGTTTTTTCCTCTATTAATAATCCCTTTTCATTTTCATAAGCTATGCTACGAGCAGTTGATTCAATATTTCTTAATGCTTTTTTAGTATACCCTAACTCAGTATTTTGTTTAGATAACTCAGATATACTATCTCTAAAGGATTTTGAGATAAAACCTAAACTACTATTTACTTCATTTAAGTCTTCATTAAGTTTTTTTATTTCTCTTCTAGCCGCTCCTACTTTCTTATCATCAAATATTGGAGGAGTATCTTGGCGACCTAATTTTTTATATAAGGCATCAATTTCAGCATTAAGCTGTTGTATTAATTTTATTTCTTTTTTAGGATCTAAAGCCATAAGGGTATTTTATTATAAATATAATTACTTATAACTTGTTTTACCCTTATATGTTTTAGAGGTGGATAAAAATTCCGGGGTATTTATTTTACCATCAGGAGATATCAGGGTTTTCTTTCCTTTACCCCCACTTTGGGTATTTTCATATTGTTCTTTCTCTTCGGAAAAATAATCATTCATTTGAGAAAGGGTAAATTTACGTAACCATATGGGCATATTATATATAGTATACCAATCATAACCACCTTTACCGTGAAATACTATACTATGAATAGATTGGAATAAAATTTTTCTAAATTCTGGGGCTATATTAGGCGTCAGGCCAAAAAAAGTTTAGTCCAATAGGGACTACGGCCTCCTCTCCGCTGTCAAGTAATACAGTCATATCAATATCAGGTTGGATACTTCTAACATATTCTCTAAAAGATCTAGCATCTCTTGCTAAAAAATAATTGTCTACAAAATCTCTAATATCCTTTTTTTCTTCATTACCATCAACTGATAAAATCATATGTTTTAGTCTCGTAGTAAGTTCTGATGAGTTATTTGGAGAGATTTTCTTTAAACCTGCTAATTCTCTTTCGATTTGTTTTTCATCGTGACCATTCATTAATTTAAATTCTAAAACAGTACCTGTGTTTTCTAATTTGTAAATAAATTTATTATTACCACTTTCAAAAATGGTTAAATCCACTTTTTTGGGTTCTAATTGAGTTAAATCAATATTTTCTTCCTTTCCAGCAATCGTAACCTTATAATCTTTACCATATCCTAAAATACGGGCGGCCACAAATAAAGCATTTTTGTCACCTACAAATAAATCATCGGTTTTTATGTCTTTATTTATAATTAGGGATTGTAGCAATTTATCTAATACTGTTCCTTTTTGAATAAATGATTGATTAGTTAAAATATCTTCTTCCTTAGCGGTCATATATTTTAATTCAAGTTTACCACTTGATAATGGAGAATCCTTGGGGTAAAGTAACCCTTTAGATGGTAATTCTACTTCTTCTGTTGGAAATTTAAATTTACTCATAATCTTTATTTAATTAAAACGTTTTTATCGTTGATACATATTAATATAAAAAAAAGCTCGGCCAAAGCCAAGCTATTTTAAACAATATAATGCAAAATGAAAAATTAGAAATTTAATACACAATAATCAGGTTGTACTGTCATTGTAAGTTCTTGAGCAGCATTTTCAGTATCCCAATTGTAATCTCCAAATGAAGCTTCTGTAATTAATGCTCCCTTGATGATCCATTCAGATACGATATCACCTACAGGTCCTAATACGTTAATAGTTAAATCTTTTTTATAGAAATCACTATACCCATCTCTACCTGTTACTGATTCGTGATGTAATCTAACCCATTCCATTACTGATTGTGCACCAGAAGGAGTGATTGGATCAAATAATGTAAATTGAATAGTACCCCAAGTTGTTTTACCTTTCACAAAACGTTGAACGTTAATGTGATTTAAAGGTACTGTTCCTTGTGATACAGTTACAGCTCCTACACCTTTCATAAGGTATGAAGGGAAACCATCAATATACATGATGAATCTGTTCTTTTGTTTCGGCTCAAATGCCGTATAAAATATTTCGTTAGGATCTAATACTGCCATTTTATGTGTTTATTTTATTATAAATATTTAAATATTTTGTTTTTATTCCGGAAAAACTGCTCCTGTTGGTAAAACATTAAAATCTAACATAATAAATTCTGCTGTTCTAGTTGGTTGTAAATAGATTTGACCTACTAATTGGTTTCTATCGATTACATCTGGAGTGTTATTAGTATCATCCATTACTACTTTGAATGCATACAATCCTTGTCTTTGTTGTACTGATTCTAAGTATGGGTTCACTTGTGCTAAGAAAGTATTTCTTGTAGCAATCGTGTTTTGTTCAAATACTAAGTTGTCAGATACCTGAGATATATAGCCTTTTAGAGCAATCAATAATCTACGTACATTCACACGATCTAATGCGCTAGCTCGTTTCTGTAATGTTTTTTGTCCAAATACTACAACTCCATTTCCTGGGAATGTTGCAATTGGATTTACATTAGCTTCATATAGTGAATCTCTGTTTGTTGTTGTTAATTTTCTTTCTGCTTTAGTTACATTTCCAAGAGCACCTCTTGTTAAACCTGCAGGTGCAAACCATGCATCACTTGAAGCATCTGTGAAAGCGTATACACCAGGTATCAATGTTGAAGCTGGTACAAATACTGCTTGTCCCGTATTTGGATCTAATGTTTGTAACCATGGGAAATATGTAGCTGCATATGAACTATCAAACGAAGCTGCGTTATTAATTACAGTACTAATTCCTGTCCCATACCCATCTAGGTCTACTACAGCGATGCAATCTTGACGTGCTTCTGCCGTTGTAACCAATAAATTTACTGGTGTTGAGTGATCAGATGAATTTAATCCTGGGGCTGTAAGTAAATTAAATTTATAATCATCTTTATTATTTAATAAAGTGATTGATGATGTATAATCACTAGGGCTTAATCCTTGGATATCAGCTGCTGTGATTTGATCATAAAATTTAGCTCCAGCACCAAATAATGTACCTACGGCTCCACTAAATGAACCTGAACCTACAAATGGTAAGCTTGAAGTATATGCTGATTTTGCATTTCCAGCATTATCGAAGTAATCTGGTGTTTTTGCTGTTACTGCAGATACTCTTAAGTATTTACTTTTATTAATATATTCTCCTTGTGATTGTACGTAAGAATCAACACCATCAACTACTATAGAATAGCTTGTGTTACCAATTACTTTTTCTAAATAATTAGGTGCTTTTGGATCTAATGATAAGTTTGTCCAAGTTTCTAAAATTGATTTATTTCGGTTAGTATCATTACCACTACGAACTAATAAGCTAAATGTACCAGAATTTACGTTTGATGAAACAATTTCCCATCGAATGTTGTCTTGTGTACCTAAAGATAAAGCGCCATTTCCTACTTCTGAACCTGAACTATTCATTATAACTCCTTCAGATATAGTAGATAATACAAAAGGAACTTGATTTACAATATCTCCAGCAGTTAAAGTATAAGAAACATCTGTTCCTCCTCCTAACGCCGCTGATCCTACTGAAATTGTTTCTCCTACAACATATCCACTTCCTGCGGTAGTAATAGTTGCACTTTCTACTTCTACTACTATATCATCTGCTACAAATATAAATTTAATATCTGATGTTGAACCAATAACACTTCCTGCAACAGTTAGTACATCACCAACAGCATATCCACTTCCTTGTGTCGTTACTGTAACCGAAGAAACAGTTCCATCAGCTACTAAAGTTAATACTGCTCCTGAACCCGCACCATTTGTTGTTGTTGGACAATTTGGGTAAGTAGAAGCTGCTGCTCCTGTAGATTGTTGTGAAATTGAACCTAACAAGGCATCTGCTGAGGTGTCTAATTTACCTGCTGCTAAGCCTTTTACAATAGTAATAATACCTCCAGTACCACTTGATGCTGTTAAAGGAACATTACTATAAGTTGAAGCTACTCCTCCTACACCACCTGTAACAGATAAAGCTTTTAATGCTAAATCCCCAGTTTCTACAGAATTATATAAATCCGTAGATGTAGCATCGGTAAAGGTACCTTTTGCTACTCTGGTTACTAATAATGACTTTCCTCCTTGAGAAAAATAATTATTTGCTGAGATTGATGTTAAGTAAGTGTATTCTGATGATCCACTAGTAATAGCTCCACCAAAAATTGCTCTGTACTCACTAAATGAAGTTACTAATGTTGGAATGCCAACAGGACCTTTAGCCGCTGGTCCTACTACAGCCGCTCCTGCTTCTACTGGTTGGCCTTGAATAAAAGATTGATCGTTTTCGCGAGCCAATACACCAGGTGATATTAATGTTTCTGCCATTTTATATGTTATTTATTGTATTTATTTATAAATATTAAAAAAAACCTCAAAAAATTAAGGTGTTTCTGGAGTTGTGGTATTTTCTTCATCAAGAGGTGTAACTTCCCCAGTTGATAAGTCAATTCGACCATTTCCATATTTTTCAGTAAGGACTACCCCTAATTCGTTTTGTTGCACACCTACACTTTTAAGTTGTTCAAATAAATTTAATTCTTGGATTTTTAACTCTCCAAAAGCAAATTTAATTTGATCGCTTTGTAACTGTAAATCATTAATTGATTGTAATTCTTCTTTAGATAACTTCATTGTTTAATTGTTTTAATTATAAATATGTATATTTTTATTCAAATTTTAATAGTTTTAATAATACTTCATAAACTTTTTCAGGTTTAATATTTTTATGACATATATGTTCAGAATTAGTGCCTTGATGTCTTGGACACCAATCCCATTTTCCTTTATTAAATTGGACTCTTTTATCTACCCAACAATTATTACATACTGAATAGTCTTCTACTTTAGTTAACCCCTTTGTAAACTCATAACCATATGGAATAAAATTATTTACCATTAATGTTGGTTTATTCATGGACCAATTGAACCAAGATAAACCTGATCCTAATCCTATAAAATATTCAGCATGGTGGAGATGGTTATAAGTATCTTGCCAATTTAATTTTTCCTTATTTATTATATTAGCATGGTTAAACCCCTCATAAGATATATTAACTACTTTATAACCTATGTCATTTAACATTTTAGCTAAGTGTTCCCAATAATAATAAGGCCATTCTTTTAACCCCGCAGTTGAACGTGGACCTATACAAATATATTTTTCTTTTATAGGACGTTTACCAGGTTTGAAATTAACACCATGGTTTATTTCTTTATAAGGTAAATCCAATATATCAGTAGCCGCCTGAATAAGTGGTATAGTATTAGGTGATGTTGGATGATATTCACCTTCATCCCATTTATCATTAGTTATATACCATCCCAATTTATACGAGGCATAACATTCTACATTTTCTCCTGGTTCTATAAAGTTAATATCTTTATATATTGGTAAATTTTTAAACCACGGGTTGTGGAATGTAGATAAAGTTACTTTACATTTATATTTTTTAGCAAATTCAACAGCTTGGGGTGCCCAGGCTAATGTATCTCCTACAGATTTTGAATCTAATGTAATTCTAACATTTTGTTTTTCCAAATCCCAAGTATGGTGGATATTACCATTTATTTTAATAGTCCACGGAATATGCCATTTTTTATTACATTTAGCCCACATATTATTTCTAATAGTGGTGGAGTGGATTACTTTATTAGTGTAACCATTAATAAATTCTACAAAATATTCTTTATCAATATCCCCCTTAATTTCTACTTTAGGTTCATAGTGAAAAGAAATTAATATTTTATTCTTCATTTAGTAAAGAGGTGTAAAATTCAATATGGTTTTTAGCAAATTTTTGCATATTATTTCCTATGTCGTAATCTAAATATTTAATAGGTGAATGGATGATATCAATTAAGTTATTAACATCAGTAATATCATTCCCAGTTATGTCTGTAATGAAAGGTTTATATTCATCTCCATAATGATCCAAATCATTAGCCATAATTTTAAGATTATTCGCAATAGCTTCCTTTAATACAATAGGATTACACTCCCACGTAGAGGTAAATAACATTAGATCGGCTAGTTTTAGATATTCAGCAGTATCACTCCTTTCACCCCAAACTAAAACATTTGGTGGGACATCTTCCATTAAAGGACCCCAATATTCTTTAAAATTAGGGGCTTGATTACCTACAAAATGAAATATATAAGTAAACCCATATTTTTCATATAATTTTTTAGCCATATTAAGGGCATAAGCTTGATTTTTTCCTGGGGTCCATAGTCCTAAATTAAGTATATGAAATTCTCCTTTATGTCTGTATCCTATCCCATCTAAAACTTCTTCTCGAGTTTTGTCTGATTGGATGCTAGGGTCTATTGGGAATGGGATTAATGATTTTGATGCCTTTGTATCTTTAAATGTATTTTCTAAATGGTGAGGTGTTACAAAAGCATACCCATTAGGTTCTAATTTCTTTTGTTCGTTAGGATTAAAGTAAATGTTATGGCATGTTTCTACTACGACCCAAGGATGGGAGGAGTCATATAGTTGTTCTTGTATTTCAAATGGAAATGGGTTATGACCATCAAATCCTTCAGGTATTTCTTCTATATGGACTACGTCTATGTTATTATCATAACATATTTTTATAATATTTTGTTGAAATTCTTTATTTCCATGAAGAGGGATAAAATTACTCTTACCCAATATCTCTAGGATTTGGTTGCGTTGTACCACAAATGTAGGACTATACATTTTCCATTCTACAACAAATATTTCAACATTGTCGTTATATTGTTGTAGAGCTTGTATACGTTTTAATAAGAATGCGGGCATTCCACCCGTACTTAAATGTGGTGCTATAAATAAAACTTTCATAGGTACAATATAATGAACCTAATTCAATTTATCACGGAATTTCATTAATGTTTCCAGTAGTTTCAGTAGTAATGTGTATTTTGGATCTTGAATTCAGTTTTTTAATGGAATTTAAATCTTTCTGCATTACGTCCGGGATGATATAACCCCTTAAGTTAATATCAAAAGCACTTTTAACTAATCTATCTTTACCTGCCGTCATTTCAGCCGCGGTTGAAAAAGAATTTACCCTAGTATTAAATTTAAACCTTTCCGGATCACCCCAATATGAATCAGAAGCATATTCTACGGCCTCAATTATATTATTTAATTGTTCCATGTAGTAAGTTTGAACAATACAACTATAAGTTACATTAAGGTAATCAGGAACCACTATGGTGTTAAATTGTTTAGTAGGGGTTCTATTATTTAATAAGTTAAAGTTATTATATGAGTTTTTGGCATTGAAACCCTGTTGGAAAGTTCCATATAAGTTGGGTGAGTTAGAGTCTAGCTTATTGTAAGTACTTCTATCTTTTTCTATAGAATCTCTTTTTATTATTATAATTGGAAGCATTACTGATCCTCCTTTATCTCTATAATACCCATCTCTTTGATATGATTTCCATCTTTCAGGATTACCATATATTATAGGGACTGTTCTTCTTTCTCCATTTTGATATACAAAGGGTTGAATTACATTATTAAAATAGTAAAATACAGCCTCATCAATATCTTTAAGTCCTACTGAAAATGTTTTAGAAGTATCTCCTTTTTGGCTGATCTTAGTTGATCTATTAAATTCAATTCCAGTTTGAGATTTATTGGGGTTAACATCTTTATTGGGATTTCCCCTTTCAGTATCAAATGCGGTTTGCAATCCTTTACTAATTTCTACTTGTTTTTTAGGGTATGGTTTAAAATCAGCCATTAAAATCTTTCTTTATAAGGTGAAATTGCTACTTTATCGTTAGGAATTTTATATGTTTTAATTATAATAGATAAGCTAGCTCCAAAATCTTCTAAACCTGGGTTTAGTGGATTCGCAGTACCATCTGAATTATTATTTGGGTAATCTGGGTTTTTACCTACAAAATATTGGTTAGATACTGTAGAATCTACACCATAATAACTTTTCTGGTATAATATAATATCTCCTATTTCCGGAACCACATTAGCATCTACTAAATCATCTCTAAAAAATGAAAATTCAATCCCTTGATTAAACCCAACTCCTTCATCTCCTTCAGTATATGCTTGGTCTTGTCTATTTATTAAACAATTAAATAAGAAGGGACCATCATAATATTTTTCACCGGCTGCTTCCCCATAAATATTTACACCAGTTTCTTCTAATTTAAATTTATAGATAGCGGCTTGTTGAGTTACAATGTCATGTAATAACTCTCTATTTAACCCTCGTATTAGGCTCACATCTCGTGAGCGACCAAACATTGCCATATTATCCTATATAGATTGTATACGGAACTTGTTTTAATTCCGTTTGTTTAAATTCTGCTTCTTGTGATCTTCTTTCAAGTAATGACTTTCTAGATGTTTCATCAAAATAAGATCTTAACCTTTCAATTAATGAATTCTTTTCGGCTGTTGCCGCCGTAATTAAGTCCCCTTGATTTAAAGTAACATCGGCATTAGGAATTGGAATATTACTATATTTACCTCTAACGTAACCTAACATTTCTTTAGATATTGCTAGAGCATATTCAAAAATCCATTGTCTACCAACTGAGTTTATGTTTGTGTATGTTGGGTTTGAATACGGAGAGTTAGAAACATTAGTAACATTTCCAGGAGTGTTTGTAGCACTACCTGCTATTCTTTCTTCCCTATTAATATATTCAAACCTAAAATTACCACTTCCGGTTGTTGGGACTGGAAAAATGGTTAAATTATTATTTTTTAATTCAAAGCTATAATTTGATCTTCTAACTTGTTCACTTATCTCTATAGCTTGTATCATTGCCATATCGAAGTTAGTAGGCATCATCATAAATGCACCAATACCAGGGCTCATTCCACCAAAACCAAAGCTACTCATTAAGTTAAGACCATTTCCTAAATAAGGATCATATATCTTACCTATTGCTGGGGAGCTTTCATAAAACACTCTTTTAATTTCAATACTACCTGTTATTCCTTGATCTATAGCCCATTCTTTTAAATCGTAAGTTTGTTTACTTGCGGTTAATGGGAAAGAACCAGTGTAATAAGTTACATTACCCCCTGTACCAGCTTCAGCACCGTACATTTCAGTTAACTTAACAATAGGTTCAAAACTAGGAGTAATAACACTTGTATTCAAGTTACTACCAGTTGGTAATCCTTCTAATGTAAGTTGGTTATCTCTAATTTGGTAAGAGTATAACTCATTACCGTATACAGTTACTGCTTCTTCAAATGCTGTAAAGAAACTCATATCCTGAAGTTCTACATCAGTTAGGGGGTACCCTAAGCGTTGAGCACAAAATTTTGCTACTTTAACTGCATCAGTTTGAAATTGAGGGTCATTATCGTAAAAACCAAAAGGTGTTAAACCTGTGGCCCAACTTGGACTACCATCGTATATGGGAATGTTTGCCATACTATATTTTTGTTATAAATATGATAAAAATAGTTAATCCCTAAATTTCTGGTATACTCCAAGTATTGGGGATACTATACTATGTCTATGATTTTTTTCTAGTGTAATAGTTTTGAAACCCTCCACTTGTTCTTCAAGTCTACTTAGAAATGAAAAACCACTTTCTCTTTTATCTTTAAGATCTATTTGACCCATATCCCCACAAATTACCATAATAGAACCTTTCCCAAGTCTACCTATTACTGTTTCCATTTGAGAGTGTGTTACATTTTGTGCCTCATCTACAATAATAAAGGAATTAGTAAAAGTTCTACCTCTCATAAAAGCAAAGGGTACAATTTCTATATCTTCCTTTTCTAAGTGTTTGTCGATTTTTTCTCTATTATATAGCATATAAAGATTATGATATATTGGGGCTAACCAGGGATCCATTTTTTCTTTTAAATCTCCAGGTAGGAAACCTATGTCTTCCTTAGAAACTGTAGGTCTTGTAATTATTATTTTTTCTACTTGTTTTGTAAAGAAAAAATCTAATGCCGCCTGCGTTGCTACTAATGTTTTACCCGAACCTGCTAAACCACGTATAACAGTTATTGGGTTGTCTACCACTAGAGCTTTAGCTTCTTTTTGTTCTTCATTTAGTTGTACTTGGAACTTAATAGGGTTTTTATTTGGTCTACGTTTTTGTGTGAAAACTTCGTCAGTATGGTGTTTTGATGCCATATATTGGTTTTAGTGATAGATTAAATGTAAAATGGATAGTAATGTTGTAGATACATTAAAAAACATAAATTTTAATAATATAACATACATTTTAACTATAACATATTACTTTTATTATACATATGAAAAGGATAAAAAAACCCGGCCTAAGCCGGGTTAATTTTATTAAGAAATATTTAAATATCTATTAGATAGTATTTAAACCTTCTACTTTGATTGTACCATAAAATTCTGGACGAACCATTTTCTTAGCATATCTAGTTAACAATCCTTTTCTTGGTGTGAAAGTATCTGGATCATATACTAAAGGAGTCATAATTAATGGAATGTATGGAGCAAATACTGCACCTGATTCTAAGAATTGTGTTCCTCTAAATCCTAATAAGATTTGGTTTTCAGTCATGTAAGGGTTTTTGTAAACCTTGATCTTACCACCACCTAAAGCACCCATCTTCTGTACACCAAAAGCATAGTTTGTTTTTTCAACATCACCATCTACGTCACCTGCAAATCCTGGAATAGATTCGATGATTGTAGAAACTGCTGGAGAAAGTACCATAAAGTTAGCACCACCTCTAAGAGTTTTCTGGTGAATAACGTTAGATAATTTCTGGATTTTAGTTCCTAATGTTTGGAACCATTGTCCTTGTGAATTAAAGAATCCTAATGTATTGTTGATGTCACCACCAGCACCATTGTCAACGATTGATCTGTTGTTTACTGCAGACCATACTTCGCTACCAGCAGAAGCATTTTCAATTAACATATCTAAGATCTCTAAATCGATTTCTAAAGAAATGTATTCAGATAAGATAGAAGTTAATTCAGCTTCAGCATCTAATGCATGGTATGCATTTAAATCTTGTGCGAATTCTGGCGTCCATACTGCTTTCAATTTTCTAGTTTTAGCAACGATTGCAGATGATTTCATCTGTACATTGATTTCTGGAATTGAAATATCAGCAATTTTTGGAGATAAAGCAGCATTTCCTTCTTCGAAGTCACCACGTGCATTATCTTTTGTTGCTAATGAATAATCAACATTAACAAGTGAAGCAGGAACAACATCTGCTAATAAAGCAATAAATGAAGTTGCTGTGTCAGCAGTGTTTCTTTTTGTGAAAGCAGAAACTTGTACAGCAGTAGTATCTAATTTTAATTGAAAAGCTCTTACACCTTCTTTATCTAAGTTTAATAATTCAGTATCAGCAATTGTTATTTTTTGATATACTGAAGCACCTGTAACTGTAGATGCAGAATATTCTGAGTCAAAATTTAAGTCAGACCAAGATGCAGATGCAGCTGTAAAAGAAGCAGTTGCTTTTGTTACTTCATTAATTGAGTATCCGAAACGACCTGCACCATAAAGACCACCTTCTGTTCCATTTGAAGCAAATGATGAAGTATTACCATATAATGATTTATCTTCAATTTGTCCTGATTTAGAAGAACCATATTGGAAATCTAAATAAAATACAAGACCTGAAGGTAAGTTCATTGGTTGTACTGATACAAATTCTTGAGCAGCGATTTGACCAAATACTTTACGTACTAATGGCAAAGCTACACCAGCCCATTGTTCTCCTGTTCCTGTAGCGAAACTAGCACCTGCTACACCACCACCTGATTGAGAAGACTCAACTACTAATTGCTTAGCTTGGTTTTCAAGGATAATACCCATGTTTGTTTTGTGGGCACCTTTAATTCCTTCTAATAATCCTGTTTTTTCCCATTTGCTAGATAATCTAGCCGCGTCACTCTGTACTGAGTGATAAGGGTTTGCGCTTTCTAATAATGAATTTAAGCTCATTTTTTTAAGTTTTAAGTTTTTAATTATTTTTATTTAATAATACCAGCCAATTTTTGCATTCTCATGAATGCATCGTTTTCAACGATTGGTTGTTTTGCATTAGGAGTTAATCCTGTTGCTTTTGAAGCACTACCTTTTACTTCATTTAATGATGGTCTTGTCATCTGAGATGAAATACCTTCGTTTAATGTTTCAAAAATAACTTTAGCTTCTTTTACGGTTGCTGCTTTATCGAAAGCTTTCAACACTTTTACTTTCTTATCTTCTGATAAGTTTTTAGCTTTAAAGATTTTGTTAGTATAAAGTAATTTAGCGTTTAATAAGTTAACTTCATTAAGTTCCTTTTTAAGTTCCTCAATTTCAGCTAATGCAGACAAAACTTGACTTTCATCTACTTCTTCTTCTTTTTCGCTTACT